TAGCCAAAGAAGAACTAGACAAGCAAGTCCATGATAAGCAATTAGTGAGAGTTTTGAAGTGTGGGCAGCTTCACGCAAGCGGTTACATGATAAATCCTAAATCTAAGTTCGCATATATCTGTAGTGATGTAATCAATATACGAAGTTATGTTAAAGCTAACTCTGATCTTTTTTCTGATTAGTAATCTCTTTTTTAAGTACTTTCTTAAATATCTTTGTCATTACTTTCTTTAGCTGATTAATAACGCTTTGCAAAACTATTGAACCTGTCACTGCTGCTGTAGCTGATACACCACTAGCTATAACACTAGATGCTATGACTTCTGGGGCAGGTATAGGCATTTCCCCAAAAAAAGGTATATTAAATGTAGCTACAGGTTCTTCAGTTGATAAAAGCTCTTTGGTGTTTGGCAGGTTTGTCGGTATTGTCTCTGGTTTTACTTCTAACCCTTCCTCCTTTGAAGATGATTTACCTTCTTCAGCAGAAGATTCCTGACCTCCCAAACCCGACTCTACCTGTTCCAGACTTGGAAGAAGTAAAGGGTCTAGATATGGAACGTCTGCCACAGGTGGATAAAAAATTGTTTTAGGCGGTACTAAACTTTCTGGTATATCAATCTGTGGATAATCCAATTACTCCCAGTTAATCTCTTTCTTTGCTGCTGCTAATTCGTCAGCATCAGTTATCTTAGTCAAAGTAACAGTATCGTTAACTAATAAACTTGGGTCAAAGCCTGTTTCTGCTACTACAACAGTACCTATCTTTAACCACATCTTTAATTTACTAGCATCATTTGTGGTTTCTCTCATGCCACAACCCCATGATTCTTGTTTACCTGTAAAAGCTAAACGATAAAATTCTGAATAATTAGAAGCTTTGAATTGAGCCATTAGTTTAATCTCCTGTAAATTGATTCCAGTTGGATTTAATCCAACATTGGCTACTGCTATGATAATCCCCACTGCTGTACCATGAATTATCTCCATGCCTATACCACTCTCCTGACTTAGTGAGAATGGAACTACCAGTTTCGCCACTACCTGAGTGATGATGTGTAAATCCACCTTCAATTATAGTTTCAGGAGTTCCCCACCAAGGTACAAAATAATCTGTCCACTCTCTACCATCTACAAAGCAGTCATTATTACCATCAGCTTCATAATATGGTACAGGAATATAGTTCCAGTAACCTGCAACAAATAGCCTTCCTTCATCATCTTCTAATACAACTCTGTTTGCATCTTCTTGATCTCCACCTCTAGCGTGAATTTTTACAATAGTTCCTATTCTTAATTTTCTATAGTTTGCGTGTGATGTATCATCTCTGAATGAATGTAAAGTTCCAGTTACTTCATTTGGTCTAGAGTTATTAGAACCATTTGTATTTAAACTTGGGTCGCCAAAATCTCTAAACTGTATTTCTGCACCAAACCAATCTGTACTGTTATTGTTGGCACTTGTAGTTCTACCAGTTCCCTGTTGTCCATAAGAGTTGTAACCAGTAGCATATACTTTCTGGTTATAGCCAGTAGTTCCTCCATCAGTAATAAAGTATAAAGTTGAATATCTGTTGTTAGTACAAGCCATATATATTACTTTCTGATTATTACTATTCCACATAGTACCTGAGTTAGTAAGTATTTCTGGGGTTTCTTTTCTATTTGGACTACTTTCATAAATTCCACCACTTGCTCCGTAAGCGTGACCATGATAGCCTGCAAAATAAACTTTACCTTCGTCAGTTAATATCCAGACTTTACCTTCGTCATCTCCATCTTGGTTAGCTATAACATGAACAACTTTTTTATTTTCAATAGGAGAACCCGATACTGCTGTCATTTCTTGTGGTGTTGTTTGATCTGTAGTGTTACCTATACCAAGTTGACCATTACCATTTCTACCCCAAGAATATAACTTACCTGACTCTGTTATCGCATAAACAGCAGTATAGCGATAGCCACTATCACATATATAAATAATTTTTTCATTACCTACTCTACTCATAGGCATTTGTTTTGCGTAGTAATCATTATTTGTGCTGTTATCTCCTAGCTGTCCATATCCGTTATAACCCCATGTATATAGCTTTCCGTTTGTATCTAACATTCTAACTGAGTAATAACTATCGCTATCCCCATTGAAATTTTGTGCAGCAGAGAAAGAAATAAATTTAATTTTAGGGTGGTTTGCTCCTGTTAATCTTGCTCCTGAGTCATCAAAAAATACAACACCCATAGCTGCTGCGTTCATATCCCAAGTAGCACCATTACCCCATAGTCCGTAACCTCCATAACCTCCTGCCATGACCATGCCATTTTCAAACAACTGGTAGCCATGCCTTCCTGATTTGTGCATTTGCATTAATCTAGGCCATTGATATTTTAACTTTCCATTTTGGTCATACAAATCAAGAGCATTACCATTTAGATCGGTTAACAAATGTGCATAGTCAGGGTGTCCTGCAAGTGCTTCTTCCCAGAATTTAGGAGTTCTATTAACACCACTAGCAGGATAAGAGTGTGAACCATCATAAGCGTTTTGACCATAAACACCATAGCCACTGCCATAAGTGTAATCATAACCACTTCTATGATAGTGATTACCAAATTCAAAATATGCTCTTTCTCCTATTGCACCTTGCCTTCTATAACCTGCTGTGCAAGTACCATATAAAAATCCTCTACCACTTTTCTTTAAGTATGCAGGTAAAGGCCATAAGTTTTCTGTATAGTTATTTATTGTTGCGTTAGGCCAGTGACAAAATCCTTTTACTAAATCTTTTGGTACATTATAAGGTTGCTGAACAATATGTTTTTTATATGTAGTAGTACCAGACCAAGAAGGAACAGTTTTTAAATCTTTTAAGGATAGATTTATAGTGTCAGCTTGGTTTGCTTCATCACGAATAACAACTGTAGTTAACGTACTACCAACAGGAGGTGTATAAACAATACTTCCTCCGTTAGTTACAAATTGAGGTACAACACTTCCATCTGTTATTCTTCCACCACTTCCTACTCCGCTATATCCACTAGCATTAGGGTCTTTGATTGAGTAAGTTAAACCATTAGCAGGGAAAGTAAATGTATATGATTTTCCTTTTGTTACATTAACAGCACTTGTTAATCCATTTTTTCGATAAAGCGTTGGTGTTGTTGATGAAGTATTTAAAATACCCTGACCCATAGCACTATGAACAGAGCAACCATATCTATTAACAGATAAAGCAGGTGCTTTTGGAGTGTATGTAATCGTTGCTCCTGCTTGACCTGCTGTACCGCTTCTTACAATTCCAAAATCAGCTTCGCTATATCCAGTACTATTAACATAGGTATAAGTAGAACTAGCTGAACCTGTACCCGATTGATATGCAAAAGCAAAAACGTGGCCTGTATTACTAGCGTCACTAACATCAAAAACATACTGTGAACCAATCTTGATAGTTAGTGTAGGTCTTTCAACAGTTCCAGAAAGACCACCACCACTAAGATGAAATTGATTTTGACCGCTTACTGCTGCTACTGTAACTGTATAATTAACAGATTCATAAGTTTCTCTTTCATCTCCTGTTAACCATGCAACTCTAGTTCCACCAAAAAGTATTGGATTATATTCATAGTTACCTTCATTTGGTATATCTTCTAAAGGTTTTTCTATAACACTTAACTGAGAACCTACTGCACCAATAGGTAACTGAACATTTGTTGTATCATCATTATCTCTAAATATCATTCCTCCTGACGCTGTTAATACAGAAGCACTAGGAGCATTAACAAGAAGTTTCCAGATTGAAGGAACTGTAGGAGGTGCTGACGAAGCGTATAAACCGCTAGTAGTACCTGTAACTAATAAGTATGAAGCGTTATTATATCTAACTAAATCTCCTTTGTAATAAGTACCTGTAGCCCAATCTCCTGCATAATTTATACCCTCTGTCATCTTATCCCAAGCTGTACCTAAAGCGTGTTGACTAGCAGGGTTTGAGCCAGTACTATTTTGAACCGCAACGTATGCAGAACCATTGTAATAAACTACGTCATCTGTTTCATAGGTAGAGGTCGTAAGCCACTCTCCTCTCCAATTAAACTTGAGTTTACCTAAATCAATTTGTGCCATAGTTAGATGTCGAGAACTAAATGTCCTTGTAAGCTTGCTGTTAAATTAGCAGCAGTGTTGGGAGCTAGTGTAAATTTAGGAGCATTAGGGGCAGTGCTACTAAGTACGTCTTCGCCTAAAAAATAAGCGTGACTAACTCCATTTTGTATGAAGTCGTTTGCTTTGTAAACCACTGTATTTGCGTCACTAGCCAAATTATATATCATTCGTAGCATACCGCTAGGTAATCTTTGAAAACCTACAAATACTGAAGTTCTTGCTAAATTGGTTGCTGTGCTTGCTGAGTTGGCTGCTTGAGTTGCAGAAGCAGCAGCTTGTGTAGCTGACGTTGCAGCGTTGTTTGCACTTGTCAAAGCAGCAGCAGCACTAGCACCTGCCTGTCCAATCGCTACGTTTGCATTTGCTATACCTGCGTCTAGTTGTCCTTTGTTAACTGCGTCAGTTGCAGCAACACCATCTCCTAAACTTCCAATTTTATTTCCACCTGCATTTAAGTCTCCTGTTAATGCTGAAGACCCATCTCGTTTTACAAAACCATCTACATATTGTTTGTTTGCAGCATCTTTTGCATCTACAGGGTCATTAATAAGTTTTATTCTTTTGTTGTTAGCTGTTAGATCATTTCCGTCTGTAACAATACCTGACGCTGTTTCGTCTGCGTTTTCTTGTTGTGCAAATAATACTTGTCTTAATCCTGTATCAAGGTCAAGCTCTGTAAGAACTGAACCATCTTGGAAGTCAACAACTGGCAAACTAATATCTGTATCTCTTTGAAACTTAATAGCAGCACCATTTGCAGGAGCAACAATAAAAGTTATTGTTTGTCCATTAACTGAGTAGTGAGTGTTAATAGTTTGTAGAACATCATCTACAGTTACATCTATTCCTAAAATAGATATGTATGAAAAACTAATAGAAAAATTAACTTCAGTTCCGTTTCCTGTGTGATTAGTAAACGTGTTGGTGGTGTTGGTAGCCATTGTTAATAATTAATAAAGCCTTTTAAGTTTTCAGAAGTGTTGGTTTTATTAAAGCCTTGTTCTAATAATAATAGATTTTTCTTATTTTCCTCATATAATTTTCTCTTTTCTTCAGGCAAAGGGTCTATACCTTCTGGCAAACCAACACCTGTGATATATGCTTCTTTAGCTTTTTTAGTATAAAAAGTATGAATCTCACTCAATATTTTTCCTAAATCTTTTCTTACACCATCTATCAAATCAACTCTCATTTTGTCGTTAAAGTCTGCTGTAATATACCAATCATTACCTGTAACTCTAGCCATTTCTCTTCTGTCTTTCATACTTATTTCTCCCTTCATTCCTCTATATTCACTTAGTTGAGTTAACGATAATTGTCCAAAAGGACTCTTTAAAACTTGCATCATAGCGTCATACATTCTTTGTCTTTTTCCTCCGTAATACAACTCTGTAAATGCTGTTGCACTTATTAAATCTTGTAGTTCGTTGTTGTTTAAATAGATTCCTTGACTAAATTTGTTTTTACCAACTAAAACATCTGTTGGTGGTGCAAATTCAAACCCAACTGCATTTAAAGCAGATAAGACTAAATCGTTATTAGTCATTGATTTTTGTGACCAACCACTTGTAAATGGATTCATCTCTCCTTTACCAAAACCAACAGGAGTTTCTAAGTATTCTCCTGTGATGTGGTGTTGCATAGGTCTTGTTTTATAATTACCCCAAGGTGTTTTATTTGCAATTTCATTAAGTAATCTTTGAAAAACTATCAAAGGAGCATTTAGATTACTTGGTTGCCCCAGATCATCTAAAAATTCTCCTTTAGCAACTTTCTTATCCATACGTATATTGCCTGACTTACCTTCATCAAATAATCCTGAGTTAATTGCAGTCTTAACATTTTTTTGTAAACCACTTACAGGTACAGCTAAAGTTGCAAGTCTGTTCATTAAAAATCCATTTAATGTAGATTCATTATTTATTACTCTAAACAATTCTGTAATTCCTCTAAGATATGATTTATCTCCAATATTGTTATATATAGCAGCCATCAAGACTTGATATAAACCATCTTTTTCAATTTGTGCTTCTTCTCCCATTAGTCCAACAACTCTTGTAAAGTCTGCCATTGAACTCAAAAACATAGCGTAAGGTTCAATTCTTTTATAACTAACATATCTATAAGCTAACTTCCCATCTTCTCCTCTTACTAACTTTACGTCTGGGTGTTCAGGGTGTTGGATTACTTCGTAAGCTTTACCTTCTGCCCCATATTTTGCTATGTCTTCTTCTGTAGCTCTAAATCTAAAAGAATAAGGTAAATATCCAGTAGCTAATAATTTTTCTCTCTGTTGTTTATTTGCAGGTAAACCACCTGTAATTGCAACTCTAGCTAAAGGGTCATTTGCAGCAGTAGATAATAAAAATCCTGCTGTAAGAAATGAATTACCAACTATCATTCTTCCTTTTGCCATACCTCTAATAGTTGGGTCTTTAGACATTATTTCTTCAGAATGTTCTCTTACAAAAGCAAGATGATTTTTAGCCCAAGGTTGATCTTTTAATATATGTGCTAAAGGTGTTGTCTTCATAAACTGCTTCATTATGTTCATAGGTGTCCTAACAAAAGGTATGATCTGACGCAGTATTGGATTCTGGTTAACTAATCTTTGTGCAAATTTACCTGAAGTTCCATTTAATAAATCTTCTGTAAATGTTGCTTCGTTTGCAAACTGTCTTGCTTCTTTATATAACTGTGCATTTTGTTTAGATAATTTACCAGTCATTGATTCTTTATTAACAACATCAATGATTTTCTTAAATTGTCCGTTGACATATTTTTCATAATCCTTTCTAGTTGGAAATTTTTTCTTTAAACTTCTTTCCCATATTTTTGTTCTAACGTATGCTCTAAAATTAATTTGTTTAAAAAGCTCATCTTCTGCCATTAAAAATCTTTGTGGTGTAGTGTATAGTCCATGAAATCCTTTTATAAGCCATGACTTATCGCTAACATCTACAGCGTTTAACTTTGATAAATCTACAGTTTGATTTGAAGCATCTAAAATATTTGCATTGTGCATAAATGCTTTACCTGCCATAATTGTAGATTCAACAGACGCAACTGTTAAATAATACAAATCCATCATAGCTTTTTTAACTGTCAAACTACCATCAGCCATAAGTGCTTGATCTTGTTTAATCAATCCTTCTCCCAATTCAAATCCACCACCCATTATTTTCATAACTGGTCGCATAGCTGTATTAAAAGCAGTTGAAATCATATTGACTTGATGTGTTATTGGACTAGATAAAATTGAATTTATAAACAATTCGTTAGTAATTTTTATAACATTATTACCTTGTTGTGCTTTTAAAATTATCTTCATAGCTCTTGGATTTGTAGCTGCAAGATGTAGCTGACGAGTAAGTTTCATTAGTGCTTTTGTATTACCATCATCAGCAGCCTTTAAGATTTGAGCTATAGTAAACTCCCCTAAAGGGTCTTCCATACTGTCAATTAAAACATCATCTGACTTTTCAAAGTTTGCTAAATCATCAAGGACTTTATCTTGATTACTTTTTTCAAAGTAAGTTTTTAATCCTTTGACACTTGTATCTGCTCCTTCAACTAAATCTGCTGAAGTTTTATTTATATTCTGCAAAGCAGAACCTAAAATCCCTCCTGTACCTTTTTTGACATTTAATAAATCACTATAAAATTGCAGTGTAAATGCCAAGTCATTTTTTAATATTTGGTAAGCATCTCCTTTCTGAACTCCTCCTTTTGTTAGTTTTGCCATTTCGTGCATCTGACTTGACAAGTCACGTAGAACAATACCTGATTCTAAAATCATGTCGTTCAATGTAATAATCACAGCAGGTAAATCAATCTCTCCCTCGACTCCATACTTATCAACAAAATCTACTGCTGCGTCAAACACATCTAAAGGTAATTGAGTCTTTGCTTTTAGATATAAGTCTTTGTTACTTCTTTTATTTTTTTTGTTTAACTCTGCAACTACTTTTGATCTAGCAGCAATATATTCCCATATCGCACCTTTGTTAACTATCTGTCCATCTTTTTTAAATACAGATTTATATAAGTGATGTGGATTAAATGTTCTAGTAATCTTAGAATTTTTTAAAGGAACTCCATATAATGATTTGCCATCTCCTCCTACAATTTCCTTATAGTATTTCTGCATACCACTATCTTTTTGCAAAGCCTTTTTGTATCTAACTTGACTAACAATTAAGTTTGCATCTATTTCATCTACTTCAGTTTGAGTTATATCTGCTCCGTTCTTTTTTATAGTGTCATTTATTTTTGCAATAATAGTTGTTCTTCTTTTGCCATTTCTTTTCATGTTATATAATTGTTCAATTACATAATCAACTACTTCCTGTCCTTTCTTTCCTGTTAAATCAGTAATACTTTTTATACCAAAAACTTCACGTAAAGATTTTGTTCTTGTCAAAAATTGCTTTGTAGCACTTCTACCAAATCTTCCTACCGCAGGCACACCTTTACCAAATACTCCTTCTCCTACAACTAACCCTTGAACAAGAGACATTATTCTACCTCTTATTCTGTCTTCTACCTCAGATTCGCCTGTTTCAGGTGCAGTTAAAAAATCTAAAATAGGGTGTGCTAAAGACAAATCATCTTCAATCATATTGAAAAAGTTTTCGTCATAAGGGTCTGTTAAAGCTGCGTCTGTTATTGAACCTGCAATAGCATATCTAAATCTTTTAACTCCTATTTTTTTTAAACTTTTAGCTAATAATCCTGTTGGTATAATCCATTGACTTATTGTTTTACTTAAGCCATAAGCAGAAAGTAATCCGTCATCTGCTTCTTCTTTGTATTGTTCTCTAACTCCTATCTTAAAACCATAGTTTGTATGTCCTTCTTTAAAACCTATTAGATCAAAGTCGTCTGCTCTTTGGGAATCATATAAATCTCCCATTACTAAATCTAAAACGTCATCTCCAAAGTTATACAGTTCATTAACACTTTCTATACGACCATGTATTAATCCTCCAATAATTTTACCTACTAAACTTGTTTGTAACTCTTTTTTATTTTTCATATACTGTTCAGTCCACTCTGCATTTTTTAGTCTATTTTCTTCAACTTTTGCGTCATACCAATTTTTAACACCTTGTATCCATGATGTATCTTCTGTTTCTGGTTTATCTAAAGGATTAACTTTTGCATTTTGTATCTCTTCATTTGTTTGTATTTTTAATGATTTGTCTTTTCTTTCTTCTTTAATTTCTTCAATCTTATTTTCATCTGCTACTACATCTTTACCTTGTAATTCTTCTTCTTTAATTTTTTCTACTGCATTAATTATCTTAGCTTTAGGGGTATCTACTCCTGAGTTTTGAGTAAGAGAAGTAATTTCTTGAGACATTTAGAATAAGGGAGGTTCTCTACGTGCATCATTAAGAACATCTGTCACTAGCTTAACGTAGTCTGAGTCTGTTGCATAACCATTTTCTTTTAATCTTATTATTGCTTCTTCAGCAGTATTGACATTGACTGTGCCTTTTCTAGTTGTAAATCCATTAAACCAGTCGTCATTATAATGTTTCTTGTAATCCAGTAACATTTCTCTTATAGATGTAAAGTTTTTAAACTTCTCCATACGTTTAACCATCTTGCCATCTATCTCTTCATAAGTTTCAGCTTCAGTAAAGTTACCTGATTCTATATCTTCAGGTCTTGCTTTTATACCTAGATAATTATTTGTACCAGTAACTTTTAATCCATGTTGCGATTCCACACCAAATTGTGCAGCAACTACTTCTGGGAATTTAATACCAACTTCTTTAGCTAAAGCGTAAATTGTTTTAAAGTTAGTTTCCATACGAACTACATTATTTGGGTCTTTACTAATTTCTACTTCTGTATCTTGTTGCTGTTTTGTTTCTGTGCCTTTTGGAGGTAAAGCCATAGCTATAAGACTGCCATCTCGTAAACCTAAGTTTGGAGTTACATCAGACTGTACTTCAGACAAGTCAAGACTTTCTATCATATCTCCTGTTGTTTTTACTTCACTGTCTTGTTCAATTTCTGCTATGTCTTTTGCTTGTTGTTCTTGGAAATCTTCCATTAAATTAGATTTTATGTAAGCAGGCATTTGCTTGTATATTCTGCTGTCTTGATTAAATCCGTAGTATTCCTCTAAGTAAAAATCAAATTGTTTTCCAAAATCTTTTCCTGCTCCTATTGGGAATGGTACTTCTCCTGACGCAAGTAAACTGCCATCTGTTGCCCCTTCAGGTATTGCAAAGATTTTAGATAAATTCAAATCTTTTCTAGTTTTAGGTTTATTATCTGTTTTAACTTCCTTGTTGGTATCTACTGTCTCATCTGTAGTCTCATCTGAAACATTTAATTTTTCTACATTTTCATTAGTGGTCGAGGGTGTTTGTACCTTTGGAAAAACCTCTCTACCAAGCATTTCGTTTACTTGTTGTTTTTCTTCTTCATTTAATTCGTCAAACCTATCGCCACTGCCATCAAGTCTTAAATTTGGATTATTTGCACCTGCATTATCTTCTGTAGGTGGACTAGGTGGTTGGTCAATATTTTTAGATACTTTATATTCTTCCATTACTTTTGTTAGGTCTGCATAATTATTTGTTATGTCTGCACCTATCTCAGTAAATTTGTCGTACAAATTATATTTTTCTATATCTTCAAAACTTAAATCTAAATTGTCTAATAATTTAGCTAATTCTATTTTGCTATCTAATTTATTCTTATCTAACTCTGCGTCATATTGTCCTAATAAAAATTCAATACTTACATCTGTACCTAAATAATCATAAGCATCTTCTAAGTCTTCAAGTGTAGGTTTTCTTTTTTTACCATTTACATAACTTTGTTTTCCGTTCAATTCTCTTAGCACAAATTTAATTCTTTCTATATTAATAGATTTATCTTTTTGTTTGTTTTCTGGGGTAAATGGGTCAAGACTCAAATTTGTTGCTGTTCCTTCAGATGCAAACTTTTGTATAGCTAACAAATTAATATCCATAACTTCTTTTTGTCTCTCTAATTCTTGATCTATTTCTTCTACTGTGGGGTATCTTTCTTTTGTTTCTTCTCCAAAAATTCGTTTTGTTTCTGCATACTCAATCATGTATGGCACTATTTTTTCTATTTCATCACTTAATTTATCCATTAACAAAGGGTCGTTTTTTGTTTGGTCAGGCAAAGTATTAAAGAGAAGTGATTTAGATTGAACTACTGCTTTTGCTCCTGCTGCTGCATATTTCTTCTCTTCGTTAGCTTCATCATCTACTATCTCAATTAGTTTTTTATAATTAGCTTCATCTTTATCTAGTTTTAAAGTACTGTCAAACCAATCATTAATTCGTACATAAGCGTACTTATCGTCACGTATTTCTCCACCCCTTAACTCTTTATACAACTGATTAAAACTCTGCACAGTATTTGGGTTATATGTATCTCTATTATTTTTTAACCATGTTGTAGCTGCTGTACTGTTTGAAGCTAACTCTTTTATTCTTTGCTTATCTTCCTTTGTCATTTCTTTTCCTTTTTTCAAAAGTGTTTTCATTTCTAATATGTCTGCTCTTTGATTTTTTTCTTTACCTGTTTTTTGATATTGCACTTCTAAAGTATTAATTGCTTTTAGTGCAGTGTTTAATTTCTTCTCATAATTCTTTTTTGTTTGTAAAACATTCTGGTCAAAATATTCTGGCTCAAATACAGCTTTACCTTTTTCATCAATAGTAGGACTACCATCTTCTTCAAAGACTTGTCTTAATACTGGTTTAACTTCTACTTCTCCTTTTTTATTTATTACTGTTTCTGTCTTCATCTTTCGAGGAAACAGCATAGTAAATTCTTTTAAAAATTCTCTAGCTATGTCAAATCTTTCTGCACCTATTTGGTCATTAGATGCCATTAATAATCCTCTTTCCATAATCCAAGGAATAATTACTTCGTCATAAATTTTTGCCAAATCTTCTGCTTGATATAACTTTGCTACGTTTTCAACCATGAGTTTAATATCATTAGCTTCTGCTGTCATATCTGCTTTATCTCCAAACTTTGCTTTTTTAAGCTGATAAGCAGTCCAAGTTAACCCTAAGTTTTCTTTTAGCGATTTACTATATTCTTCTAACTTGTAGTATGAGTGGTCTTTTTCATGTTCTGTAGCAAACTTTGTTACTCCTTTTTCTATCTGTGGTAGAAATGATCTATTAAAATAAAAGTCTTCTATATTAGCTGCTTCAACATTTTTATTTCTAAATGAACTGATATAGTTTTGCACTTCTGGACTTTGAAAAGGATATGCAGAAAGTGGTTTCATTTCTCCTGTAACGCTGTCTGGCACTCTATAAGTGTCGTAGTTAGCTTCAAGTTCTACTGCAAAGTTTTTACCTAAAGTTATAGCTTTAGCTTCTTGATATGCGTTTTTAAACCATGCACTTCTTCCTCTAGTAATTTCTACATCTATTGCTTTTTGATTTTTTCTTAAAGCAACTAAAGATTGTGCGTATTCTTCTGAAGTTTCGTCTATCTCTACGTTTCGTGGATATAATAATTTTTCTGTCTTGGTATATACACGACCTGCTTGTTGACCTTTAGATTGTCCTGCTGCTACTTCTTCTTCTTTTTTATCTTCGATTTTTTGTAGTATAAATTTTTGCAAAGTAGGTTCTATAGTCGCCAACGCAGTAGCAACCTGAGTTAATGGGTCAGTTACGTTAATAGCAGCCTGAGTACTTTGTTGAACAAAAGTATCTCTAGGTTGTGTGAATGATTGAAAGCCCTCTGGTACTGCCATTTATTCTTTTGTAGTAAAGGTTCTTTGATTTGGGTCAACGTCTATATAAGTCTGTAAACCCGCAGACGCTATATTAGCTATTGTAGGTAGTAAACCTTGATAATTTTTCTGTGCTTCCATATATCCTCTATTGCCTATATCCATAGCTTGATTTCTACGACTATCTCTTTGTCCAATTATTCCTGCAACATCTCTACTATATTGGACTTCTGCTGATTCTAAAGACTGACTAAGACTTTCTCTCATTCCTGCTACTTGTCTATCTACGTCTATTTGTATAAGTTGCATTAATCTACCTGACCGACCTTCTGTTGCTGCTACTGACCCTCTAGCTTTTAATCCTTCAACAGTCTTTGCTAATTTCTTTTGTGCAGCATCAGCCCTTCGTTCTTGTAATTGTGCATTTAATGCTTCTTGCTGTGCAGTCATAGCAGCATCAGCCGATCTAGCTGTTCTCTCTGCTGCTTGATATGCGTATGATGCTTGTTGTCTAGCTATTCTATTTTTAGAAGCAGCACCTAAAATTTGTGTACCTGCACTAAGAGCTAAAGAAGCACCAAATAGTCCTGCTCCTGTACCTGCTGTTAAAGCTCCTCCACTTAATGCTGTGCCAAGTGCTACAAAACACATTAGATTGTCCTCATAAATTGAACAAAAGGTTTTTTGTGTTCGCCATATTCTTTATGATACTTGATAAATTTAAACCCTAAAGTATTTAACCATTTCATAGCTGCTGTATTCTCCGCATATACCACATTGTATAGAATTTTATATGATTTCAACAGATCATCAACCCATTTTCTGCCTTCTCTTATTAATTGTATTTTATATTTTTTCTTAGAAAATAATTCATCTGTAGCAACCATATATATAACACCATTATTAGTTACTCCACATACACCAATCGGGTTATCATCATCTCCACAGATAGCCATAACTGTTTTACTAGAAAGATAAGAAATTTTTAATGCAGCATCAGGGTCTTGGTTTGTTTGATAAACAGCTTCAAGTCTATCCATAGCCCTCATGTTGTCACTTACATGAAGAACATCTTTAAGGGTGCATTTTCTTAAATGCCCCATACTACATTCTCCTACTTCTCATATTAAACATAGCTTCAAATTCTGCACTAGCTAACAGCGTAGGTAAGAAGGTAATATTTTTGACATCTATATCAACTCTGTCTGCTCTAGTCATTATTGGAACTCTAAATGTACCTGTAGCTAAATTGATTTCTCCAATAGCTGAAGAAGCAGCACCTAGCAGACGACCACTAAATTTATGAACACTTGTGTCTCTATACTCAGGTGTTACTTCTACTTTAAAAAACCCTGTCTGTTCAAACTTAATATAAAAATGGTGTAGCTGTAATCTTGAACTAATAATTTCAGCACTACTTTGTTGTGGAGATTCAGTAATTCTTTGTTTACTAAACCTGTAGTGCATATCAAAAGGTTCTCCAATAATAACCTTTGCATTTGTATAGTTTCCATTAGCTTCTATTATTGATGTCGTGCCATCAGTTGCGTTTGTAGTTTTGACTATTGTGCCTGCTTTTAATGTTTGAGTCGTACCATTTAGATCAACAAACGTACTGGTTTCATTAGGTGCTGTATATCTGCCAACCACATTCATATTTGCTCTTAACCTGTAAGGCAAAGTAAAAGTAGTTTTTTTAGTTGTTGTGTTATATGCAACTGTTATATCTGACTCAGTAACTTTATGATCTAAGTGGTATTCAAAACTAGCGTATTGTTCTTTATAGTCAGATTCAAAAGGTAACTTTTCTAAAGTTACATTACTAGCTTCTTCTATTACCATAAACAAATCAGTACCTATAAAGTCAACATTTTTTATAGACCTGTTTTCATTAATAGTAAAAGTAAACCAACTATTTAGTACCTTCTGTCCTTGTGTACCAAATAGCCATCTGTTGATATATAACTTGTTAGGATTATCAGTTCCCAAACAAACTAAAATATCTTGGTTATTAGATACAGCAAGCTTAAATATTCCGCTTGGTATAAGTCTTGGTACATGAATAGTGATGTTACTAGCATCTTTTAGAGTTACATCTGTTTGAGTTATATATTCTCTAATACCTGCAAAAGCTCCTTTTTTGGTTAAAAAATAAATAGAAGAACCAGAACCTACAGGCGGTGCGTCATCTGAAGACTCGAACTCAGTTGCTACAAGTACGTTAGCTGTTAATGGTGTTAAGTTGTCTGCTGAACTAGATAATATAAACTGCGTTTGTTCTGAGAATAGAATCAACTGCTCTCCCATAGTTACAGCGTGTTTCAAGATAGCAACTTTTGTATGTGAAGCTGCAACGTCTATAGGGTGTGAGTCAACAATAGTTAAAACAGTATCAGGAAAGAAGTTAAAAAAGTCTGACACGTTAGACAAGATCACGTTGTCATCTGCCAGAAAGCCTAATCTGTTTCTAAAGAAAAATACGTTATTTATTTTACGACCAATAAAGGAGGGGTCAGGGGCAGATATTTCATCTCCTGAAGTACGTTCTCCCCAAACAGGTAAAGTGTAATCCGTTCCATTTAAAGTATAAGTATCCCCATCAACCCTTGCAAATCTAAAATTACCATCAGCCTGTCTAATTAAAACGTGGGGCATAGTAGAAGCATCAAATTTAAAAGGTATTCCTGCCTGTACTGTCTCCTCCCATTGTCCTTCTTCAAAAGTTCCACCATTGTTAGTGACAAATTTTACAAAGTAATTATCAAAGTTAGTCTGGTCATCTCCTTTTACCTCAACAACATAACCATTAGGGGAAACAGTAGGTAAGTCTGTAAATCTTTGTACTGAGTCTTTTACAATAGATAGTTGTGTATTACCTTGAGTGTCACTTCCATCTATAGAAAAATTACTTCCATCTGTTTTTCTAACATATATAACACTTCCATTTCTTGTTACATCAAATCCTGTCAATCCACTTGCAAGTCCGTTAGCTATATCGTTGGCTACTCCTGAAGTACTAAGAGTCGAGTCATTAGTAGTGTCATCTGTGACAGTTACCCCATCTACTGTGACAGTATAGACAGTGTTATTTGAAACCTGCTCAATAAATATAATTGCTTTCGTTCCTGTACCACCTGACAAAGTAGTATCCATAGCAGTAGCCACACTGGTATTAACAACAAAAGTAAAGTCAGCAATAGTTACAGTTTTAATTTCACTTCTTGGGTTTGTTGTGTTCAGGTAAGTTGTACCATCAGGAGTTACAACAGTCTTTTCATTTCCCTGTAAATCATAAACCTTTACATTTCCATTACTAAAGATAGCTACATACTGTTCATTAACATCTCTGTTGATAGTTTGTATATGAACATTTCCTAAACTTTGTGTACTTAAATTTGTAACGTGTTGTATGCCTGATCTTTTTATAAGACCAACAACAGGGTTACTATCTGCATTGTCTTGTATGTCTGCGTGGTCAGCTTGTTTAGATGAGTCAGAAGCTTGAGAAATTCCTCTCAATAAAGTTGGAATAGCTCTTGATACAATTCCCATAATTACCTATTAAGAACATCAGCAGGAGTAAATGTATTGATTGGATTATTTAGATTAGGGTCGCCTGATAAAACATTATGATCTGCATTAGACAAGTCTGTTTCCATAAGTATTGCTCTTGCTCTTGCTTCATCTTGTGCTGTATATGTTCTTAGTCCGTCATCTCCTATTAGCCTGTCAACAAAAAGCCTTGCTGCTTTTACTGTCATGTAATATCTAGCAGGTTCAGGTAGTTCTGTAAAATCTCTAAAGTAAGTAATATGACAAGTTATATCTCCATCAAATTTAAAAGTATTATTTTTTCTATCGTATAATTTTAATCCTCTTTGTATAACGTCAGTAGTCGGGTGGTCATATACATTAGTATCTACTTTTAAAACATTATTAGCAATAGTGATTTCGTTAGTAACAGAGTCTTTAGTTAATACAACATTGAACTCCATATTGAATGACCAACCTTCAGATTGAACTGACTTGTTAACTTCAAGCAAAGTTGATTGTGCAGTTCTTGCATCTACAGGAAGCAAGCCTGTTAGTTTATTTATTGGTGCTTCGCCTATTGCAGCGAGCATAATGTTTACACATTCCAGTTCAGTGCTTGCAGCTACAGCCATTGTTCTTTACTTTTTTGATAACTTTAGAGCCATTAGTTTGTTTTTTTTTGACGATTTCTTTTTATCGTCTGTCTTTTTTTTAGGTCTTCCTACTTTGTTTCCGTAAGTACCTTTTCCGTAAGGCATAAAAAAAAGGGGTATCTAATAATAGAATACCCCATTTTAGGAATTTAGGTAGATTATGTAGTAGACAATTTAATTGTTGCTGCACACTCTGGTCTAAGGATTCCATGCCCCAGTGCGTACTTCGCTAACATCAATGTTGATTGATACATAATGCCATAGTCTGAGCCTGAGATTTCAGTTGTCATGTCCTGTAGTTTTACAGTTCCGACTGCTGACTTATGGAATACCAAACCTAGCGTCTTGCTATCATCTCCTGAGTAAGTGTTATTAGCACCACTTGGGTTAGAAGCTACGTTAGATTGTGGTACATTGTTGCTCATCATTACAGGGATACCTGCAACCATTGATACACGACCTGCTGCTACTGAACCATTACCCTGTGGGTTGAAGTCAGTATCTATAATCCTAGTCGCTGACTCAGGAATTTTATAGTATTCAGCAGGTGGCAACACACAGAATCTATCTGTAGGAGGAATGTCACGAGCATCAAACTCTTGAGCTATATCATATATAGCTGCAACCAGTTCGTCTCCTGTGACGTTGGCTGAAGTTGTATTACCAGTAGGTAGTGTTAGAACAAGTCCACCATTACCACCTGTTAGTACAGCACTAGCCCTTGAAGCATTACAAATAACTTTAGCTACGTTTTGATCGTATGTTTTTGCTAAAGCCTTTCCAAGCTCAGCAGAATAAATTGACCTCACATCATAGTGATTCTTCAATTCATCTAATTTGGCGACTACTGCTTGAGAGATCAACATATCATCTATGTTAATAATCTTCTCGTTAGCTTTGATTTGGTTCGCCCCTACTAAAGGTTCTCCAATAACGTGATAAGCAGCAGTTGCAGTACCCAAAACTGGGAAGCTTGCCGATTTGCCTGAAGCTATAGTGCGAACTGTGTGTAAAGACTCGTTAAAGATATTGTTTTGACTAAATGCTGTAAGCACCTCGCCAGAAAATACCTTGAGAAATAAAGCGTCAAAGTTTGTACCAGTTGCGTTCACTAAGCCCAGACGAGATACAGTTGCGTTAGCCATCTGTTTGTCTGTTGTTGTGAATAAGTTGTTACTTCCTCTGTCCTACTTAACCCTTTCCCAAAGCGTTATCTGGAATATGATTCTCAGGCACTTTGTTATTCAGATTTGTATTATGAGAGTCCTAGCAATTCCACTTGCGTAGTGCAAGAGCCTTCCTAGTTGGCCTACCCTTATCGTCTTTCATAGCTCCTTTGACACCTTTCATTCTTGCACAAAAAGATTTTTTTCTAGCTTTTTGTCTAGGCGAAAGTCCACTCTTTTGAGTGACAGGTCGTTGCAACTTAGAACCTGTAGCAGCGTTTATTCTTCTTCTCCCACTTTCTGATAATCCTCCTGTTGGATTCTTGTCAGATTTTCTAAGAGATAAAGATTTTCTGCGTGGAGACATGAACTACGAGTTAGTAGCTTAAATAAAATATATCATTAACTTGAGCTATTTGCTCATTTTTAACTGATCTGTTTTTTTCTTCTTTCCTTTTTTAGGAAACCCTGCTTGCATATTCTTATATGCCTTTTCGCTAATAGTACTATTCTTCTTAGACCTGCTAGTACCTGCTTTCTTTCTTTTGTTGATGTTGTAGTAAAGTCCTTTTTTAGCCATAATTAAACAACAGTAGAGTCTTCTAGTCTTTTATATACAGATAATGTATATGCTTCATCTTTTCCGTATCTAGGGTCGCCCATAGCAGCTTCTATTTCTTTACTTGTCTTAAATGGTGTTACTCCTTGTGGACTTCTACCATTAATAAGATTTGGTTCGTACCCTTCTGCTTGTCTCATCTGTGCTGCAAAACCTTCAACTGCAACCTTAATCATTGTTGGGTCTTGAGTATCTAGTATTTTATCAAATGCTTTAAGAGTTTCGTCTGGCACATTAGCCTGTGTCCACTCTCTTAACTTGTTATAGCCTTCATCTCCACCAACAACAGACTTAATATCATCTAATTGTGATTGTTGGATTTCATCTGTAACAGCAGCACCACCTCTAAGACCATTTAGATAGGTTTCAATTATTTGTTTTGAAAATCCTGCCTGTTCTAGCTTTGTATAATCGTCTGGTCTTATGTCTCCTGTTTCTTCAAAAACATTTGTAATTTCTTGTGTGTCTATACCTGCTTCATTTAAAACAGAAGCAAGACCTTCTCCATAAATTTCGTTAGGATTCCACTCTTCTTGTGTTGTTTCTTCTGTTGTTTCTTCTGTTTGTGTGTCTTGCACACCACCTAACTTACCTTCTAGTTCTTTGTAACTAGCAACCATATCTTCTACAGTTTTAAATTTACCTGCAATAAGACCTGATTCATCTCTAAGACTTTCCATGTCTTGTGCTGACATAGGAGGTGTCTCATTAACCTGCACTTGTGATGATGTCATAGTGGTTTTTTCTTAACTATAGTGAATTGTTGAACCATGTCTAGTAACTCTGTCTCCTGACTTCTCAGGCACAGGGTTTTCCTCGTTAATTCCTATTCTACTAACAACTGCTTTTTCAGGAGCTACATATCTCCCATTGTTGTCACGTTGTCTTGCAGTCTTTTTAGACTGGCTGTTCTTGTTGTTGGGCATTTGAATCCATTTGTTGTTGAAGAAGACCTGCTTCAGCCTGTTTCTTGGGGTCAAGTAACGGAGAACCTACAGCAGCACTACCAAGACTTCTAACAAGTTCTTGTTGTTGTGCTTGTTGTTGTTCAGCAGCGATCTGTTCTCCTGATTTTATCAAACCTTCAGTTTCAATGCCAATACTGGTAGCCAGACGCTTAATAGCTTCGTCAAGATTAACGTATTGTCTCATTACATCAGCCCCTAAAGCCTGTGCCATGACTGTAATAAACTCAAGTAACTTCTCTTTGTCCTGTCCTCTACCTAAACCTTGTAAACCTGTAATAATTGAGATGCCTACTACATCATCAGGTAGTTTTGGTACTTTGCCAGACTGAGTTAATAGGTGCATACGTCTTCTTAAATAGGGTAGCTGTAGTTCTGAAGACAAAATAGAATATATGCCCCCCAAAGTTTGTTCTAACTCCTGTGTTAATAGTTTTAATTCTGTACTTGTTACCCTTTCTGCGTCACGTTGTACTGCTTTAGCCATCATAAAAGCATATTGTAATCTCTGTTCTATTCTTTGTATTGCTTGAAAAGATACCTGCAAGTCTTGCCCCTTACCTACTTGCATAACTGTAACGTCTTTTGCGTTACCTTCTCGTATTGCTCCATTTGGTGCTTTACTAAGCGTTGAAGCTCTTGTCGTACCATTTGGATTTACTAGAAAAACAGTACGTGCAGAAGCTGCTGCGTTCTCAATTATGGCTTTCATTAACCCCTCTAAAGAGATCAAGTCTCCTCTATATTCTTCAACGTAACCACGACCATAATTTTCTCCGCTAAGTCGGGTAAATCTAAGATTTATAAAAGGAGATACATCTTTCTTTGCTCTACCTTCTGTGTTTGGTATGATCTCATTTTTACATTCTTGATGATAATTAAAATAATCTCCATCTCTTTTGACGTATGTATATATATCTAAGTCTTCTTCAAGAGTTTTTTCTGTGTACTCTGCTTTTTGTTGTAAATTTTTTAAGAAATCAGGTGGTAACGCTTTAGCATTTATTGTTTCTTTAATAATAATTTCTAACGTATTCCCTGTAGGGTCACGTTTGCATACATATTTTTCTAGTGGATATACTTGTAACCCATCTTTTTGTAAATACAGTAAAACATTTCCACCAACTACTAAATGTTTAAGTGCTTCAAACATAGCCACTCTGTCAGTAGAGACTTCTATCTCTCTCATCAAAGCATTTTCTACTTTACGCAGTGCTTTATCTATTTCTGTAACTGCTTCAGTACCGCCCTGTTGAGCTATCTTTATTTGATCTAAAACTAATTTAAAAAATGGCACATTTGTAGGAAACAAACCTGTCAAGAGTTTTGCAGCAAGACTATTAGTACCTGCTGCTCCTATCCCTTGATAGTTTGTTTTGATCTTTGTTCGTTTACCACCTGTACCTGCTTGTGTTTCAGGTATCAAGTAAGGCAAAGTGTACTTACTAGACTCCTGCCCTTCTCTTAAATAAGAAGATCGTTCAGTAGAGTACTGCTCATACAGTGACGCTGCTGAACCTACAGGAGAATTGTATTCCATGTTGTTTTAAATAGGTGTGTTTAAGTTACCACTTCTGGTAGTCTCTTTTTTACCTAATAAAGGTATTCTTAAAGATGCTGTGCCTTTTCTACCTGCTTCCCTTGCAGCAGTTCTACCTAGTTTTTGTCCTTTCTTTTTAACAGAGGTTCTTTGTTGTCCAGTTACTACAGCGTCAGCAGTCTTTTCAGCTTTAGGGGCTGTAGGCTCTGGGTCTGGTAGTGGTGGGGGAGGTGGTGGGGCTGAGAAAACGCACATAATAATTTAATAAATAGATTTCGTGTTGTAAGGAGAAGAAGTACTACCCATACCAGATTTTCTTCTAGTATCAGGTTCAGCAGTAAGACCTGCAATTCTAACGTCAGAAAAATTAGGGTCGCCTTTTTTAATCTTGACTCCTGATTCTTTCTTCTTCCTTCTAAGTTTTAACTGATCTGTTATTTTTTTAGTATCAAATGGATTCTCTACACCTTCTTGCTCTCCTGTAACAACAGGAGGGGCATCAGTAAACTCAGCTTTTTTAGGTTGAGTCATAGCACGAGCAGGTTTAGAAGCCAAACACATAATACTAATCTAAAACTTTTTCAGTCAACATAGTTTCACGTTGTCTCTTTTGTTGTTCAATTAACCAATCGACAACAAACCTTTGCCCTGCCCGATACCAAACTTCCCTATCAGAAAATGACAGGTCAGGGTGGCGGTTAGGAAAGACCTCATCTAGTCCTTGAATCAAGTCATCAGTGATAGGTGGTAACTTAACAGCCAAGAATAAGATTGAAACTATTAACATAGTAACTCTTAATCTGGAAATATAAATACTTTTGTATAGATTTCATGCTACAATTTAATCAATGGGAGTGGTTACCCATTGGTAAAGCGTAGAAAACCCCTGAGACAAGTGACTCGTCTTGGGGGTTTTCTTATGGCTGCCAGAGTTTTACTTCCCCTGTGTTGTAGTCATAGTCTCCTTCCCTAAGTATCCTTGTAAGTCTTGCATTGAGTATGGCATCAGCCAAGGTATAGCCTTTCTTTGTGTATGTTTCAGCAACCTTAGACCACAGTGCATCTATGGTGTCAGGTGTATCTGCTAGTAATTTAGTAGCAGTTACCATACCTGTGCCTTTAACTCCTACTATTCCATCTGTACTGTCTCCTGCTATAGACATTTCAAACCAGTGTCTATTAGCTTTCTTCTCTGTAATATGTTCTACTTCTTCAGCAGCTATTAGCTTACAAGGTATAGTTCTCATATCTTTATCGACTGATACTATTATTGGATTTTTGTATTGTCCGTTAGTAGCTAGTAATCCAAGTACGTCATCTCCTTCTAAGTTTGGATAAGATACACAGTCATATATTTTTTTACAGTTACTAATTACTGATCGCAAAGCTAGTGGTTTTCTTCTACCTATTCTATGTATCTTGTACTCTGGAAATATCTCATGTCTAAATGTTGGGTAAGAAGTAAAGCACATAATTATGTCGTGGTTTTCTCCTGCTATGTTTTTATATACATCTATCCTGTTATCAATCAGATTCATAATATCTCTTTCATCTGAATGTAAGGTGTGTTCATGCTCAGTCCATCTTGTGTCTTGTTCACAAGCACAGCAAGAATTGTAGATCAACCAGTCTGCATCAATTAGTAAAGTCATAAGTCTCCGAATGTGTTTTCATAAACTACTAGCCGACCTGTCTTTTGGTCGTACAATAACTTATCTACTTCTCCTGTCATACCAGTATGTCTGGACTTCAATACCTTTAACTGTAGTCTTTGTCTTTCACTAGCGTCTCCTACTTGGTTTCTTGATGCACCAAGTACCACATCTGATAGCTGTACTAAAGAGTGAGAACCCCTTAGATCAGATACAGATATGTCTCTACCTTCTTCATGCCCTTGTCCTTGTGGTCTGCGTAGATGACTGACTACTATCAAAGCTATGTTCGTTGATTCACATAGACTTCTTAACTTAGTCATTGTTACATCTATAGCTCTGCGTTCATTGTCTAACTCAAGACCAGACATAACGATTGATATGTGATCTAAGATAACTACTTGTACTTTATCTACAGTTGCTAGATACCTTATCTGTTCTAGCAATACATCAGGGTCAAGACTACCAAAATGATTGTAAAGAAAAAGGTTGCGAGTTGAAGTCAACCTATCAAACGCAACCTTCAATTCTTCTTTTTTTATGACATCTTCATTTAAGTGCAAAGGTACGTTTAAGTCAATACCTACTAAACCTTGAAGTGTTCTTTGTACTGACTCTTCTAAACCTATGTAACCTACTTTCAATCCATTTCCTTGAGTAAGAAAGTGATGACAAAATTCTCTACATATCGTGGACTTCCCTGCCCCACTACCACTGGCTACTGTGAACAGTTGGCTAGGAAATAAACCTCTGGTAAATTCATTTAACTTTGGAAAGGGAAAGTCTGTTATAGCTTTACTTGTTTCTCTGGTAAACAAATCCCATGCGTCTGCTGCATTAATAAGAGAGTCAGGTCTAACTGGTCTAGCCTTCCATAATCTTTCCTGTACTATATCTCCTTCGCCTAATACAAGATGATCGTTTACGTCATTACGATCTAGTCTTGCTATGGCAACCTTACCTTTGGGTAAGACTTCCATACATTTCTCTGCTGCTTTATTACCTGCTTCATCATTATCAAAGCATAGAACTATACGACAATAAGTATCTAACCA